GCTTTAATCCGGCCACGCAAAAGCAAGCGGCCAAGCGACTTGCGGCTGAGCTGAACTTCTCGGCAGCAGAGATCCAGACCATGTCCTACGCGGACATGGTCTGGTGGCTCACGGATTAAGCTTGCACAGGGGGCACCTATGGCAAGCAGGCTAGCGTTATCGCTGGTGATCGGGGGTGCTGTCGCCTCATCTGTAGGCGCAGCCTTTAAAACGGTCGAGAACGGCATCCAGAAACTGGAGGCCAAAGGCAACAGGGCCAAGGTGCTGAAAAGCACCATTGGCGAAACCATCAAGCTGCGCGAAGAGTGGAAGCGGGCGCACGACAGTGGCGCGGCCGGCGCCGACAAGCTGCTGCGCAAGCTGGACAGTAATCTGGATGCCTTGCGTAAGCAGGGCGTCGAGGTTGGCCGCCTCAGTCGTGAGTATCAGCGGCTGGGGCGTGAGGCGAAGGGCGCCGATCTGCAGCTCAAGGGGCACCAGCAGCTGCAGACCGGCAAGTCCTCGCTCAAGTCGAACATTGGTCAGGCCGTCGTTGCCACGGGCATGGCCGCAGTGCCGACGATGATCAGCGCGAACTACCAAGCGGTCATTCGCGACATTGCGATCAAGGCCGATATCGTCAACAAACCGGAGGAGCGGCAGCTCACCCGCACGGTGATCGACACGGCCAAAGACACCGGCATGTCACGCAATGACATTGCCGACCTAGTCAACCAGCTGGTCGGCGCCGGCATGGAGCTGGACAAGGCGCTGTCGTATGCGCCAGTGGCGGCCAAGTTCGCCATCGGCCAAGGCGCCTCAGGCGTCGACACGGCGTCGATGATCCAGGCGCTGCAGCAGAACGCCAAGATCAGCGATCCGAAAGTCATGCAGCAGGCGCTGGAGGCAATCGCCTTCCAAGGCCAGGCGGGCAGCTTCGAGGCCAGCGACATGGCCAAGTGGTTCCCGCAACTGCTCGCCGGCATGGAGAAAAACGGGATCACCGGGCTGGATGCGGTGACCTCGCTGGGCTCGATGCTGCAAGTCCAGATGAAGACCGCCGGCAGTTCGGACGAGGCGGCGAACAACTTCAAGAACTGGATGGAGAAGATCGGTTCGGGCGAGGTGGTGAAGGCCTACAAGGATGCGGGGATCGACTACCAGTCCTCCCTGAATACGGGTCTGCAGAAGGGCATGAACGTCATTGAGGCGTCCATGGCCCTTGCCATGAAGTATGTCGAGGCGACCGACCCGGCAAAGGCAAAAAAGATCGAGGCCGCCAAGGCTAAAATCGACAAGGAAGTCGACCCGGAGAAAGCCAAGGCAGCGCTTGATGCCCTGGAGAAGGCCTTGCGCACAGGCGATATCTTCGCTGACATGCAGGTCAAGGCCGCCCTCACTGCTTACGGGCAGAACCGGGGATTGTATGAGGAACTCAAGGCTGATTCGCAGAAGGCCTCGGGCATCCTCGACAAGAACCTTGCAGAGCGTCGTGAAACATCTGCGCAGCAGTGGGCTGAGCTGGGGCAGGCAGTTGACGATTCGATGCGCAGTATTGGCGATGCCATCCGCCCGGCCACCGACCTGGTGGCCAAAGGGCTGACCTCGGTTGCCCGTGGCATGACCTCGCTTGCGGACAACTTTCAGCCGGTGGTGTTGGGGATCGCGGCAATCACCGCTGCGGTGTTGGCATTCAAGACTGCCTCCAGCGCAGTGAAAATCGGCCGTGGGGTTATCAATATTGCACGCGGCCGTGGTATCGAGCGGTCAGCCGGTCGCGCCAGTCCTGGCGACCGTCAGCCTATCGAACTACCCAAAACGGGTAACAAGGTGGTCGATACCGGTCTTGGCCTGCTGGGCAAGGTGTTTTCAGCGACGCCGACAGAAGCGGGACCAGCGAACGATCCGCAAACGGGCAGCCATGACACGCAGCGCGTTTTCGTGGTCAATGCCGATGCCTTCAGCGGGATCGGCAACAGCGTCGCGAATACCTCGCCTGCCGGCCCTGCCCGGGGGAGTCGCAGGAGCCGGCGCCGGGCGCGTCGACGTGAGTCAAGGCAAGCCACCCCAGCCCGGCCCGCTTCAAAGGTTGTTCAGCCCAAGTTACCAGCGGTGAAACCTACCATTCCTGCTGCCGCACCTAAGGTGATGGCGGGCGTTGATGACTTGGGCAAGGTTGCTCGTTCGGTGCGCGGCGTTACGCGGCTTGCCAAGCGCTTGCCTGGCGTCAATGTGGTTGATGCAGGAGCCGCGGCAATCGACGTGGCGATGAATGCCACCTCTCAGGATGAGAAGGCAGAAGGGTATGGCGGTGCTGCGGGCAGTCTCGCCGGAACGCTAGCGGGCGCTGCTGCTGGTGCAGCCATCGGTTCGGTGGTGCCCGTTATCGGCACTGCTGTTGGCGGTGCCATCGGCGCTGTGTTGGGCGGCATGGGCGGTGAATCGCTGGGTGGTTGGCTGGGCAAACGCTGGTTTGGCGATGATCAGGCGGAGGCCGGGGAGGCGACGGAGCGGGAAGAAAAGCCGGCAGCCGCCAAAGCTGAGCCTGCAGTATCGTTGCCTGCAGCGCGGACGCCTGTCCCAGTGGTGACGACGGTGGTCCAAAGCCGCGAGCCCGTTGCCAAGCCAGTGTCGATCCCATCGGTACCGGCATTGGGTGAGACCGTGCGCACCGTAGCCACCCCGGCTAAGCCTGCGGTGTCGTATGACCCGCGCGACCCTGAGTCAAAAGACCCTTATCTGTTGCCGTCACTGTCGGCCAGCCGTGTGCGGTTCCCTGGTGCTGACCTGGTGCCGCCGGCCCAACCTGAGCCAGTGGCCGAGCCGGAGCTGGCCCCGGTCCTGCAGACGCCACCGAAGCTGGGCGCTACGGTGCAAGCCGTGGCCACCCCGGTCCCGGCTGAGCCTACTGTGTCGTATGACCCGGGCGAGCCCGGTGCCAAGGACCCGTACCTGTTGCCGGCTCTGACGGCGAACAAGGTGCGATTCCCTGGTGCGCCGCTGGTGCGTCCGCCGGCACAGCCCGGGCCAGTGGCCGAGCCGGCTCCGGCCCTGCAGGCGCCGCCGAAGCTGGGGGCTACGGTGCAAACCGTGGCCACCCCGGCGCCGGCTGAGCCTGTTGTGTCGTATGACCCGAGGGAGGCCGGCGCCAAAGACCCGTTCCTGTTGCCGGCACTGACGGCCAACAAGGTGCGATTCCCTGGTGCGCCGCTGGTGCGTCCGCCGGCACAGCCCGAGCCAGTGGCCGAGCCGGCCCCGGCCCTGCAGGCGCCGCCGAAGCTGGGCACCACGGTGCAAGCCGTGGCCAGCCCGGCGCCGGCTGAGCCTGCTGTGTCGTATGACCCGAGGGAGGCCGGCGCCAAAGACCCGTTCCTGTTGCCGGCACTGACGGCCAACAAGGTGCGATTCCCTGGTGCGCCGCTGGTGCGTCCCCCGGCACAGCCCGAGCCAGTGGCCGAGCCGGCTCCGGACCTGCAGGCGCCGCCGAAGCTGGGCACCACAGTGCAAACCGTGGCCACCCCGGCCGCGCCTGCCGTGTCGTATGACCCGAGCGTGCCCGGCGCCAAGGACCCATACCTGTTGCCGGCGCTGACGGCCAACAAGTTGCGATTCCCTGGGGCGGGTCTGGTACCTCCGAAAGCCCAGCCACAGCCGGCGTCGGAAACGCCGCCGGTGCAGCTGGGCGAGACGGTGCGCGAGGTCCCGAGCAAGTCGACGCCGATTCCTGTGGTGATCGACAACCGCGAGCAAAAGCCGGGCGCCGAGGCTGCGCAGCCACAGGCTACCCCCCAGCCGGCGACGTTGCCTGCCGGGTTCGGCGATGTGGTGCGCGCCATGGCGACCAAGTCGGCGCCGACAGTACCCCGCATGCCTGAGCTGGCCCAGCCAGCCAAGGCTGCCGCACCGGCACTGGCACCGGCGCCGAAGGTGGATCAGGAGTTTTCGTTTTCCCCCACCATCAAGATCGATGTGCAGGGCGATGTGAAAGACCCGTCGCAGGTCGTGCGCGAAATCGAGTCGCCCCTGCGGCAGTTGTTCGAGGCGTGGCAGCGCGAAGCATCGGCGCGCATGTCCTCGGCCCAACTGTACGACCAACCGCACGTTTAAGGAGGGGCTATGCCCTACATGCAGCAGCTTGAATCCTCCCTGTCGGGGCTGGTTTTAGCCGGGGAGGCCGGGCGCAAGGGGGTGGACGGCATGCTATCCCCGCTCAATGGCGCAATCGGTAGCATCACAGGGGCCGCGTCAGAGCTGGAAAATATCCCTTTCGTGGGGCCAGAGGCCGGGGCAAAGCTGGGGCGGATTGTGCGCAGCATCAACGTGGCACAGTCCAGGGTGGGGCAAGTGGCTGCGACCTACAGCAGCGTGGTCACTGGCGCCGCCCAGGTGCAGGAACGCCTCGGCACTTTCAAGCAGATGGCGAGCAAAGTGACAGCCGAGGCCAAGCGGGTGGCGGGGCTGGTAAGCCCGTCACTGTCCAACCTCCTGCCTACGGGTGGGCTCCTGGGCTCCTCGACGCCACTGCCCGAAGCGGTCGCGCCGTTCCCGCACCTGCTGATCATCCAGCCGCATGACCCCAAGCTGCAGCCGTATTACTTCAACCTGGACACCGCGCCCTTTGACGAGCTGCGCAGGCAGGCGTCATACCGCTGGGCTGGCCAGGAACGCCTGCGCCGCAGTGTGGCCCAGCAGGCCGTGGGTCTGGGTGAGGAAAAAATCACGCTCAAGGGCGCGATCTTCCCACACCACAAGGGCGGTATCTGGCAACTGAAAGTGCTGCGCAGTATCGGCGGCAGACTGCAGGCGTTGAAGCTGGTGACGGGCTATGGCGAGGTACTGGGCGACTGGTGCCTCGTAAGCGTGGAGGAGGAACAGAGTAACCTGCTGGCAGGTGGCATCCCACGAAAACAAGGCTTTACCCTGGAGTTTGTGAGCTATGGCAACGACCTGCAGAACGTCTGACGGGGATCTGCTGGATGTGATCTGCCAGCACTACTACGGCCACCTTAACGGCACCGTCGAGGCGGTGTTGGAGGCGAACCCGGATCTGGCCAGAGAGGCGCAGCCTTACCGCGCCGGCCTGCTGATCCAGCTGCCCGACCTGTCGGCACCGGCGGTCGAGCTGCTGCAGCTGTTCGACTGATCCTCATCGCGTTGCGCGTAACCAGCCCCGCCCTGTGCGGGTTTTTTTGTGCCTGGAGCAAGCATGAAACCCACGTATCGAATCATTGCGGATAGCAAGGACATCACAGCGCTGATCAATGACCGCCTGTTGCTGCTGCGCGTTTCGGACAAACCCGGCATGGAGTCGGACGAGTTCGAGCTGCGCATTGACGACCGCGACCAGGCTGTCGCTCTGCCTGCGCGCGGCGGCCGCGTGGAGGTGCTGTTGGGCTATGAGGGACAGCCCCTAAAACGCATGGGTGCTTACACGGTCGATGAGGTGCAACTGAGCGGGCCGCCGGACGAATTGTCCATTCGCGGTAAGGCCAGCGATATGCGCGGCAGCGGCAAGACCGTGCGCAGCGGCAGCTGGGAAAACGTGCCGCTGTCGCAGATCGTCAACGAGATTGCCAAGCGCAATGGCTGGGAGCCAGTGTGCCCGGTCACCACAAAGGTCGAGCGCGTCGATCAGCGCAACGAGTCGGATTTTAACTTTGTCACGCGCCTGGCCCGGCAGTACGACAGCACCGCCAAGGTGGCCGACGGCAAGCTGTTGGTGATGCCTCGGCAGGGCGGCAAGAGTACCTCGGGCAAATCCCTGCAGGTTATCACCATCAACAAGACGGACGTTTCCCGGTACCAGTTCCGCCTGGGTGACCGCAGTACGCAAAAGGCTGTGAAGACCCAGCACCAGGACCAGAAAAGCGGGGCCATGAAAGTGGTCGAGCTGGGCA